TCCTTGCCGTCCTTGAAGCTCAGGTCGCAGCTCAGCACCAAGGGCGCATACCTCCGGGGCTGGCCCAGGGCGACCGGCAGGGGCGCTTGGATCCAGTCCTTGCGGAACAGCAGACCCTCGGCAGGACTCGGCCGCTGCTGGTATAGGGCGTTCCACCAGTAGGAGCCCAGGCGGGTGCGGATGCGCTGCAGCACCGCCAACGGCACTCGCTCCGGGCACAGGGGTTCGCCGGGCTGGCGCCAGTCAGGGACTTTCTTGCAGGTATGCGGAATCTGCATAGAAATCGCCTCGGGCTCGGCGATCGCCGGCAGGTTGAGCACCGTCCAGTGCTCGGGGTTCTCTTCTGCTTCTTGCTCGAGGAGCCAGGCGGTCATGTCGTGGTGGTCCCAGCGGGTCTGCACCACCACCTGCGCTGCCGGGAGCAGGGCACCTTCTGCCGTCAGGCCCGGCTCGGCCCGGGTGAACCAGACGCTCTTGAGCCAGTCGATCAGCCGCTCGCGCTGCAGGGCCGACTTGGCATCCTCCGGACCCTTGTAGGGGTCATCGATGATCCCGAGGTTGTAGCCCTTGCCGGTGAACGGGCCCCGTACGCCGGCCGCGATGCAGCCGCCCCGCTGGGGAGTCAGCCAGTTGCCAACTGCCGCCGAATCCTTGGAAAGGGCGTGGCCGGTGCTCCGGTAGTAGTGCCGAGCCTCCCGGCTGTGGGCATAGGCCAGCTCACCGGAGTAGCTGGCGATGGCGCAGAACAGCTCGGGGTGCCGGCTCACCCAGTAGGCCGGGAACAGGCGCGACACCAACTGGCTTTTCCCATGGCGGGGAGGACAGCAGACGATCAGGCGCGTCAGCTGACCATCGGCCACCTGCTGGAGCAGGTCAATCAGGAGCTCGGATAGCCGGTGGAACTGGAAGGCCGGGAAGGCACTGCGGATGAAATCCCTGAACAGCAGTCCTTGGCGGCTAGTTGTCGCCCGGTCGGGATCAGGAACACCCAGCAGGCCCCAGTCGGCCCAGTGGTCGGTGGCGGGATCCAGCAGCAGGCCTCCGTCCTGGCCAGGCGGGACAGGTGGCCGCAGAGTGGAGGAGACGCGTCCCATCAGCTCTTGGCCTCGGGGGGCTTGATGGGGGCCCGCAGCAGGCCGCCGATCTCGGCGATCACCCGGAAGGCACCGACGGCGGCGTTGAACTGGCCCACATCCATGGCCCGGCGGGCGCAGTCATTGAGGGCAAAGATCTGTTCAGCCTGGTGGCGACGGCGGTTGGAGATCAGTTCCTGAACCATGCGCTCACGCGCGAGGTTGAGGTATCGGTTGACCGTCTGGGTGTTGTGGATTCCCCAGTTCTCACGAGCATTTTCAATGATCTGCACCAGAGGTAGGCGCTGAGCCACCCAGAGCTGTGCCTGAGCAATGCGCCGTTCCACCTCCAGCCGCGAGGGCCTGGGGGTGAGTTGAACCGCCACACCCTTGGGGCGGCGCGGTGGATTGGCATGGCCGATCGGCCGGGCCGGATCGGTGGGCTCATACAGCGGCTGGCCGTTGTCGTCCTCTGCGCTGGCCGCAGCGCGCAGCTCCTCCACCGGATCGGCGGAAGGCAGGGCATGGGCACGCTGCGGCATCGGCTCAGAACGGTTGGTCCTGGGCCTTCGGGGGCCGGATGGTCCAGAAAGGCTTGCCGCGCTTCTCCGTGGCGCTCCCTTGCTGGATCGCCACTTCCTTGGCAGCCTTGAGCTGCTGCTCGATCTGTTGCACCGCCGCCGGGAACTCGTAGCTCAGCCGACCGGAGCTGTGGGCAAAGGCCCAGTCGTTGTGGGAGAAGGAGGGATCCAGCTGGCCTGAGGCCATCGCCTCGCTCAGGGACTCGAGCAGCGGTTCGAGCTGCTGCTCCAGCTGCTTCTGCTGGGCCTTGAGACCCGTGATGGCATCCAGCAGCGCATCGATGGCGTCCACACCATCCGTCGCACCGTCAGTTGCGCCTGAGGGCACCGAGGCAGCTTCAACAGGGGCAGCAGGCATCACCATGAGCGCAGCATTCAGAGGCCAGCAGACCAGAGTCCGCCAGGGCTTCACTGTATGGGCTCTGTCCTAAGAGCCGCAATCACAGGGGCTGTTAGTTCCTAATCAGTCTCCCTCTGTGTTCAGAAGGGTCTGCGGGCAGAGCAGTAGCGACTCCAGGCCGCAGCCCAGGCCGCCAGGCACTGCTCGCGGCTGTAGAAGGTGCTGCCGAACGCCTCGCCGGGCTTGCTCCAGATCGTCTGGCCCAGCTCGTAGTGGTTCCCTTGGGCGGCCTCCAGCACCATGTAGCCGCCGAGCTGGGCAGCGGTGGAATAGGGCCGGCCGTGGGCCGAGAGAGTCTTGAGGTCGTACAGCACCCGCACCTCGTGGCCTCGCCGCTCGCTCAGCGCCGGCGAGACGTAGGCGCCATCGAAGGCCCCGGCCACGTTCCGGGTGAGGCAGCAGGTGAGTCGCTCACTGGCGATCACCTGCACCTCCTCCCAGAGCGGCAGCTGCAGCAGTGGCAGGATCCAGTCCCGGTACTGGTGATGGCCGCTCAGGGTCTCGACGTCCAGCAGGGCCTCACTGGTGTTCTTGCCCACCAGAAAGCGGGCCTGGCTGTAGCGCTCCAGGGCGGCATGCACGGTGGTGCCGCGCGGCTCCCAGATTGGCCGTTTGGCCTCGATTGATCGCTTTGCGGTCTCGCTCAATCCATGGGCCAGCACCCCGGTGATCGATACCGGGAACAGGTGATCTCCCAGCCAGTAGCGGTGGGCTGCCTCATCCCGCCAGAGACCGGGGATGGAGTCCAGCCAGGTGGCGGTCAGCATGGCCGTTTCCCCTGCAACAGGCCGTGACGGGGAGCGTCACAGCCGAAATCCCGCTCCAAAGCTGGGGTTGAGCAGGCCACGTGACGTTGTAACCCTTTTTCTATAAATAAAAGCAATAGCAAGCAGCAGTGTGTCTTTACGCAGGTGTCCATGGGTGTGTGTGAAGGTGGCTATCCCCGCCGAAAAGCGTCACAGCGTTACAGCCGCTGGGATCGGCTGCGCCGCAGTGGCTCTGGGCATAACGGTGGGGTGTTGCGGGGTGTCATGGCTGTGACGCTGAACCTCAGAGAACCGCCAGTGGAATCGCCACCGCCCGCGTGACCATGCCGGCACCGCAGAAGCGCACCGGACCGCGGCGTTGGGCACCCGCCAGGCGCAACAGCACCACCGCCCAGCCATGGGCCCAGGCCGTATCGCGCAGGATCTGGGCGATCGGCTCGGCCGAGTTGCTCACCAGCAGATGGGCCGGCTCCAACCGCAAGCCCTGCCGGGCCAGGGCTTGCGCAGCCAGCTCGGCGCTGATCTCCATGTCATGAGCCTGGTGGGCGGCGAGCTCCACCAGCTCACCGATCGTGCGGGTGACGGTGCGATCAGGGCATTCCACCCGCAACGGGTGCTGCAGGATCGTCTGAATGCAGCGCTGCTCATCACTGAGCTCGGTGCTCTGGCTGTAGCTCTCCCAGTCGTGGCAGGCGATGCACTGCTCGGCCTCCTCCTGGGTGGGGACCACATCGCTGAGCAGCGACCAGGCCCCGGCCATCAAGGTGCCGTACTGATCCCCAAGGCGCTGGGAGTCGAAGTGCCGCGCCGCCGCCCGGGTAAACACCCCTTCCGCTTGGCGGATCATCGGGATCAGGCCCACGGTGCGGGCGATCAGGCGCCGGCCCAGCTCGCTGGAGATGTGGCGATCGAGGTCCCGATCCAGTGAGGCCCAGTGCATTTCACGCTCACCTTTGGGCAGCTCAGCAGGGTTTCGCAGGGTGAGCTGGGCAAAGCGGCTGCGGTCGGCTCCCTGCTTGAGGGCGGTGGCGATCGAGCTGAGCAGGAACATCGAGCGCACCCGGTAGCGGCTCACCTCACCGCTGGGGGAGCCCTTGAGCAGGGAGGCCCCGCTCTCGCTGCTGGCCACCCGCGCCAGCGACAGGATCCCCTGCATCCGCTGCTGATCCGGCCGCTCGTTGCTCTCCGCCTCGTCGAATACCACCGGCACGGCATCGGAGCAGATCGACTGGCGCAGGGCGGCTTCTGTGGTCGAGCCGCTCACCAGCAGGGCGAAGTCCCCCAGCAGGGGTGTGATGTAGCGATCGAGGATCGCGCTCTTGCCGGAGCCCGCACCGCCCGTCAGCCAAACGTGGGGCCGCCAGCGCAGCGAACCGCAGATCGGACTGAGCACCACCCAGCCCACCAGCAGGGTGCCGGAGGCGGGCACGTCCCAGTGGAAGCGGTTGGCGATGCTCACGATCACCGCCGCCTCCTGCACCGAGAGGGGCTCCACATCGCCCGGTCCATCCAGGCGCGGCATGCGCTGGTAGACGTAGCGCGAGCAAAAGGAAGTAGTGATCAGGTGCTCCCCCTCGGGGGTAACGAGCCGATCTCCCAGGTGCAGTAGCGGCCGGCCGTCATCCCACCAGGCCCCGCGGCCGCGGATGCGATCGGTGGTGAACAGCCCGGCGGCGATTGAGCGCTCGTAGAGGTCACTGGCCACCGCCGACCAGTTCACGCCGGTGCGGCTCGGGTAGAGGGTTTCCCAGTGGGCCAGCGGCGCCAGGGCAATCAGGTGGGTGGCGGTGTGAGCAGAACGGGCCAGGCGGAGCACCTGGCCGGTGCGCCCCGATCGGTAGTAGCTGGCTTCGCCGTCGTAGCCGAGGCA